TAGCCTCAACAAACCGGTGAATAATCAGCGGATCATTATAGATCATCACGATGTCGGGATCTACCATGTCAAGATATTCCTGAATCTTGTTGAAACCGAATCCCTCTTCCTTGGGATCCTCGTTAGCCGCCGCATCGTAGCAGATGATACCGTCCGGAACCTTACGGAGATTCGCACGAGACGGGTGCCTCTGGAATCCGAAGTGATAGACCTTGACCTTAGGCGTCAGAGTCGCGAGCTGCCGAAGCATATTGTACGCCACCTTAGAGTACCCAGTTGTCTGATCCACGTGCGTGCTAACGAGAACGAACCTCATTTGAACTAGATACTCTTTCTCTCCTTAAACTACAAATGCAGGTGAACTCCGTACAGGACTATGTGACGAACCTCAAGCGTCAGATCATTGCAAAGTCTCTTGCAGTCGCTCCTCCGCCTCAGAAGCGTCGCACGAATGCGATGTACCTGTCAGTTCGTGGAAACAACGCCCGTCAGTATGTCAAGTTTGTCTCGGCTCCCGGAGTCAACAACGTCGACGGCAGAAACCTAGGAACAACGTACACATCGTTTTGCTGTGTCCCAGCACAGACAGCATCTACGACATATCTGGTCTAAACCATTCCTCTTAGAATACTAATAGAATGCCAGGCGGCTTAATTCAACTTGTTGCCGTTGGGGCTCAAAACGAGCTCGTCAACGGAAACCCGTCTATGACCCACTTTAGAACCGTGTATCGTCGTCACACCAATTTTGCGATGGAATCCATTCGCATGACATTCACAAGCTCGCATCTTGAGTTTGACCCTGTTGCGACTCGCACTATTTCATGCCGCATTGACCGCTATGCTCAGATGCTTCACGATACGTACCTTGTGATTACTCTTCCTGATATCTACTCACCCCTGGTGTATCTGAAGGGAGCTTCGCCTCCTGCCGGATACGATCAGACCTCCAATTCGATTGGATATGAGTTTCAGTGGATCTCAAACATTGGCTACAACATGATCGATCACGTGGAGATCACTGCAAACGGCCAGGTTCTTCAGACTCTGCGTGGAGAGTGGCTCAAGATGTATTCCTACATGACCCACAACGGAACAAAGCGAGCTGTTGTTGACCAGATGATTGGAAATGTCAAGGAGATCTATGACCCCGCGAATGCATATGATCGCGCCGGTCAGTATCCACATGCAATTGCAGCCAATTCTCCTTTAGGTTTGGCTCTCCCTATGACAACTGTTCCGGAGCCATCGATTCGGTCTCGTCAGCTTGTGATTCCTCTTCACTTCTGGTTTGCTGAGAATCCTGGTCTGGCACTCCCGCTAGTTTCCATGCAGAACTCGGATGTCTACATCAACGTCGTATATCGTCCTCTTCAAAGTCTGTATACAGTGATTGACGTTGTCCCTCTGTCCCCAACCTATGGAAAGCGTGTGACTCCATCTGCATTTCCAATTGGACTTTTCTTATCTCCTCCCGACAAGACTGGAGCACCCTCTAACCCCAGTTTGACAACCTTCTTCCCCGATCCTTACCTTGAGGGCAACTTCATCTACCTCACCGAGATGGAGATGGCACAGCTCGCCTCAGCCGATCAGACGTGCCTTGTGAAGACGGTGACCTACGTAAATGCCGAAGGGCAGTATGGTGTGAACAGCGATATTCTCATTCCGATGTTCAACCTTGTTACACGCATGGTCTTCTCTTGCCAGCGTTCTGATAAGATTCTGACAAATGACTGGGACAACTACACGAATTGGGACAACTCCAAGCGTGCTCCATTCACATCCATCAGTGCAGACGCGACTTCACAGACATCTCTGTTCTCTTCAGGACAGCAGCAGATTACATCGGTCTATCCGAAGGATACACTCACAACAGCAACCCTTTTGCTTGACGGCAACGAGCGATTTTCTGCAAAGCCCCCTAGCTACTTTAGTTTGATTCAGGCGTACAAACACACAACAGGAGCTAGCCCCATTGGAATCCCCGGTGTGTACATGTACTCGTTTGCTCTCAATCACGATCTCTACCAGCCCAGTGGAGCACTCAACGGAAGCAAATTCAACAAGTGTATTCTGCGAATTGGACTTCAACAGCCAGTTCCTTCATCGGTTGGAATTGCTTCGCAGACTCAGGTGTGCGTTCTCAAGTCCAGTGTATTCAGCCCTAATCCTGTCGTGATTCCTCCTGCGAACATCGGGCTGTTTACACCCGATCAGATCGTTACAATTGTTCAGACAAACGGTGGTGATGGTGTCATTTTTAGCTTCACGTACAATGTCGGAGTCTACGTTGAGTCAATCAACTTCCTTCGCATCGTGAGCGGTTTGGCGAATTTCGTGTTCGCCAATTAACAATGGGACTCACAATCAAGCAAGCCACGTGGGGCGACGAAGGCTCTGCTACAGATATCACTCCTGCGATTCAAAAACAAGCGGATGCTGGATATCTTGACCTTGTGGCTGGATCGAACCTAGTTCCTGCGATTAGCTTGTCTCCTCCTACAACTGTGAACTTGACAGACGAGGACAAGGCCGCTGCAAAGAAGTGGGCTGTTGAGCAGTGTGGCAATGCCAATGATACCAAATGCGTTGCTGAGAGAACCGCTACAGCTGAAGCCAATTCTCTTCAGCGAAAGTTGGCTGAACAGTCATCCTCTGCAAATATCGTGACAGGTCGTCGTCTTACGGTGACGGTGATTGACGACACGGGTGCTGAGCGTACGGTTCGCGTTCCCGATGGACAAAAGCTAAAGTACGGCGACCCACCGAAGATTCAGTTTCCAACCGTAAGTGGCAGTCTTCTTTCAGCAGGAAAGACAGTCATGATCATCGTTACCACAGCTATATGGGTGTTTGGTATTGCGATTGCCTACAAGACATTCGTCATTGTCGGTCAGGAAATGCTTGGATATGCACTGACAGCTCTTGCGGCTTTCTTGGGTCCGTTTGGAGTGTTGGTGACGCCGATAGGATTCTTGGTTTTGAACTATTTTAAACCAACAAATATAAGTGCGGCCAAATGATACAAATCACATGGCTTGTGGCCGGTGTAATCATCGGTATGTTAATTGCGTGCATCATGTCACCACCTCCCCGTAAAAATGTGTCGGTGCCTCAGCCTCACGACCCTACTGTGTACCACACAGACACCGGATGTATTCGCCTGCGTTCCTCGGAAGTGGAATGCCCCGAGACTTCGGATTCATTCAATCTTCTTGCCAGTGTGTAATGCTAGACATAACGAGAGCTCTTGAGAGAGCCTCACCCTTTTTCTCATTCATCATCGGCTTAGGTATTTCCGTGTTGATTTTTCATCGGGACTACGTAACCCTCAATACTCTTGCTATACCACTGAAGGACATTGAAAAGAAGACGGAGAAGGTCGACGGAAAATGTTACAAGTATCGCGTGGAAGATGCGACATGTGAAATCCCGTCTCCCTCATAAACAATGGACTCAGACGCTACTCCTCTTGATGCCCTCCTCCCCTCGCCCCAGGGTCCTCAGTCGATGGGACCTGTTCCAGGTGTCGCCGGTTCTGATCACCACCCGCGTGGACAGATGGCACCATCGTTCAAGCCCAGTCTGCCTGCGATGAGGTTCATGTTTTCGCATGCTACACTCTACATCTCCTTTTTCCTGGCAGTCATGATTGTGTCCTTTTCTACGCCCCGTAACCTGCTTCTCCAGTACATTCCGAGTGCCTACACCTCGGGCGGAGTTCTCAGCTTTCAGGGAGCCGCGGTTCTCGGTGGAGCCGCCGTCGTGATCGCACACATGCTGAACGTGTTTTTGATTAGTTTGGTCGGTTAAAACGGAAGCTATTTTGAGAGTAGATGAGAACACCAAAAATGCCTATCCTTACTACCGAACAGTCTATCCAAATCGCCCGCGCCCGCGAGGATGCGAAGATCCACGAATCTACCTATGCAAAGCACCTTCTAACCGTCCTAAAGGATGCGGTAGCAAAAGCCAAGCTCTTTGAGATGTTCTATGGACTTGTCTTCAGGGGGCAGGAGCCTACGTTGATTCTTACGATGTTTAATCGCAATGAGATGTGGCAGCGTCAACCAATTGAGACTGCCAAGGTACTTGATAGATTCAATGTAATGGAGGACCTACAACTCTACTGCGGCAAGTGTATTCACGCCTCATGGGACTTTGACGAGAACAGCAGTGATATCATCAACGTCTTCCTGACCTTTATCCCGTCCAAAGTAGTCAATGATCCCGAGGTTGACATGGAGGAGCGTCGCCACGATCGCGCTACGTCCTGGTAGATTAGACACAAAGATAGAGAATAAGTAATGCAGCATATGGTACAGCCACCTGCGTGGTTTTTTCCACGAATTCTGGTTGGAGCGGGAGCGATGCTCACGCCCGAGTTCGTGCGGCATCATGAAATAAGCCATGTAATCAACTGTGCGTATCCTGAAGATTCGCCCCGTTGGTTTCAAACCTTTAACAGAACTAGGTACTGCTGCTTGGGAGCAGCTGATTCACCAGATGTAAACATTCTCGACTGGTATCCCAAATTTGAACTCATGTTGTCGATATTTTTGCGTGACTTTGGTAGCAGAACGGTGTTCGTTCATTGCCAATGTGGAATCAATCGTTCGGCTTATTTGGCTCTGACCTATATTGCTAAGAACTTTCACTTCAACTACGACGAGACGTTTCGAGCGTTAAAGAGGCAGCGTCCTTGCATGTTCTCAAATCAAGTCTTCAGGAAGCAGACAGAGGAATTTGTAAATGGATGTCTTCAGAGTGAGAAAAGTCAGGGAGTCCAGCGTCGCAACGATGGGGACTCTTGATTCCGTCCATCAAGAATTAGTTCAAAATCTGGTGAAGGACGAAACAAAGTACGACGAACTCAGGGGTGAACTTGAGGCTCTTCGTAAACAGCGTTCTGAGATAGCAGTGTCAAACGACCTGTCTGAGATTGTAAAGTGCTCTCAGATTGACTTGCGTATTCGTGAGCTTGAGAGTGAGTTCGCTCAAGCCAATCCAGTTCAGGATTACTATATGAAAAATATGGATATTCTGATTGGGTACTATGGAAAGCAGGATAGTGTTTCCACTCCTACGTTGGCTCCTAAGGATGCCAATACGTTCATGAAGTTCTTTTCAGCAAATGCTCCTGCCGTTGATAACGGGTTAACTAAGAAGCAGATGTTTGATGAGTTTGTGACTCGTATGAAGCTAAGCAGTGGACCCGAGGCCACTCAGCTGTTGACAGAACATTGTAATGCCTGCAACACTGCCCGCGAGGAAATCAGCTCTGAGGGAATTCTTGTTTGTCCTTCCTGCGGTTCCGAAGAGTATGCGTTGGTTGTGTCTGACTTTCCCAGCTTTCGTGACCCACCCAAGGAACGAAACAACTATGCGTACAAGAAGATTAATCACCTCAACGAGATTCTGAACCAGTTTCAAGCCAAGGAATCTACCATCATTCCTGAGGAGGTGATGAACGAGGTTGTGCTTGAGATTCGCAAACGACGAATTGACAATATTGCCGATTTGTCGGAGGAGGATATACGCCAGATTCTCAAGAAGCTGAATAGGTCAAAGTACTATGAGCACAGGGCTCATATTTTGAGTCGGTTGAATGGAAATCCCCCACCTACGATTACACCGGAGATTGAGGAGAAGATCCGTGCGATGTTTCAGGAGATTCAAGCACCCTTTTTGCTGTATTGTCCCAATGACCGAACGAACTTCCTTTCGTATTCCTACATTCTCTACAAGTTCTTTGAGTTGCTGGACTTGGATGAGTACAAGGTCTTCTTTCCTCTGTTGAAGTCTCGTGACCGCCTGATCGCTCATGACTTAATATGGCGCAAAATATGCGATTACCTAAATTGGCAATTCATAACGTCTGTTTAAAACTCGTCGCCATAAGTAATGGATAATCGCGAGCAGCTACGGGCGATTCTTCAGTTGGCTCTAGGGCAATGTGGAGGCGACCCAGCTGCTCGTCTAAGAGGGGAGATGATCGTTGAAGCAATGAGCGAAGGTGACTATTGGGATCTTCGTGGTTTTTTCGCTAGGATTGCTGCGGTATTAGGACCAGTAAACCAACCAATAGAGGTAATCGACGGGCAGAGGCAAGAACATGAAACTTTTCGATTCAAGGATGCCGTTGCACTTTTATGTATGCGTCTTATGAAAACGGGGGCACTGGGGTTTAGAATTCCTAATCCAAACGTGTTGATACCTTATACACAGATTTTCAGACCTGGAATATGGGCGTGGGTCAATAAGCCAATAGTATACGTTACTTACGTTCCTGGACCAGAGGAAGACGTGCCTATCCCCGAGGATGCGCCTGAAATCAAAATCCCTGCGGGACAGGAGGATGTTATTTCAATGACTGCAATTCCCGATGGAACACGTATGGTTGACTTTCATGGAGAACGTGCAAAACACCGGTATTACACTGAAGCAACGTACAACGCACTCAATCCAAAGAAAAACCCGTATACCAGGCAAGCAATTGAACCCAACCAAGTTACTCGTTACATCGCAAAGTTAGATTCAACTCTTCCGGTTCAGGAGGCTGGTAGACGTCGCAAGACTCGTAAATACAAGAGACGTGCGAAGAAAACTCGTCGTTATAAGTAAATGCCAGTCCCCGAAGGATGCAAGGATGATGAAAAGAGGTTTCAAGATGAACTTAACACATTTCCTGACCTACCTGCAACGATAGGGGGAGGGGATGCAGGGCTGTTATGGTCGCAGGCCAAGAGGGATATAACTGCTCACATACAGAGTAGTCACAATGCCTACGTTATAAGTTTGAAGCATCCTGATGCCAATGATATTTACAACATGATTTCTGATGAAATAAACCAATCTTTAGGGGTTATTGATCCTCTTTACGATATGAGTCATCCGTTTGGGAGAGTGGTTAACAAATACGCTTGGAGAGTTAACGAGGCGCATAAATCGGTGATTAATTGTATCAAGAGCCTTCCTATAGTTAGGAAAAAGGTTAAGCGCTCGCAGATGGGTTGGGATGACCCAATTACTTCAAAGCGTATGAAAAACGGAGATAGGGCCTTTCGTTTAGATGGAAAAGATACGATGATTTTTTTGACAGGTGAAGAGGGGTTAGCCAAGTGGCTTACAACAAGAAACACAAATACACTCACCAACCAACACCCAACTTCAAAAGAAGAAATCATTCTTGACATTGAGGAAGACGCTGGAGAGCCACCTGCTGAAGGTGGACGTCGTAAGTCAAGGAAGTCCAAGCGTCGTGCTCGCAAAACTCGTCGCCGTCATAAGTAAATGGTGCGGCTATGGGAAGTTACTACAGAGCAAGCTCAAGCAATGTATGCTCCGGAGGCCAAGAAGCTTCTCGAAATGCATGATGATGAAGCATATTCCGAGACAGCGGAAAGGGAAATTGCTAAATATGTTCTGGTGTGGGACTGGGGTAATCCCGAGCCCCCGCATCCCCCTTTTACGTATGAATATCACGGCGACCTTGGGCGTGACGGTGTTAGGGCATTTAAGTATTGGGAGACAAGGCTTCCGCATGAACAGCTTATGAATCTTAAAGTAATTGATTCTATGGGTCTGAAACCAGAAGTCAGGGCTATCCTTTTAACTAGGGTTAACGTTCAATCACCGGGGCCTCTACCTACGAAAAAAATCAAACGATCGAAGATGGGCTGGGACGACCCAATTAGTGCACAGCGTTTCAAGAATGGTGACAGAGTTATTCGTTTAGATGGAAAAGATACGATGATTTTTTTGGAATCCAGTTTAACCCAGTGGCTTACAACAAGAAACACAAATCCACTCACCAACCAAGCCCCAACTTCAAAAGAAGGATTCATTGTTGACATTGAAGAAGACAATGGAGAACCACCTGCTGAAGGTGGACGTCGGAAGACTCGTAAATACAAGAGACGTGCGAAGAAAACTCGTCGTCATAAGTAATGGAAGAAGCCATTAAGCATAATCGCTATGCTCGCGTTGTTCACACGATGATGCCTAAAAATCAAAAGGAGTCATACATAAAGATGCGAAAGGAACTTGAAAAGCTGACTCGCAAAGCACACAAGCCTTCTCCAGATAGGGCTAAGACTTGGAAGGGTGGAAAGTTAATCACAATGCGTAAGAAGGATTACCTTCGAGAGCATCATCATTTGTTTAAGGTTCTCAGTCACCCGACCAAGAAGAAGCTTCTGAAGGAGTTGATGGCTCAGCAGAAGGAGCTGAAGGAGCGTGGACTCAAGGGTGGGAAAACTCGTCGCCGTCATAAGTAATGGATTTTACCATAACCCAGTGGTCTGGTACCACACAACAATTATTAGCTTATTTGGACCGAGAGGCAGCTGTCCCTCAGTCCAAACAACGTACATGTTTTACCGATTGGCACGATTGGCGTAATTATATCAACTATAGTTTGAGCCCTACACGTCCCTATAGGATTCCACCCAAGG